ACTGCTGCTGGGACACCTCCTACTGTCGCGCCTTCAATTGCCGCAATCGGCACTGAAGCAGGTCGTCTTCCAATGGCTCAAGTTGTTACGGCCCCGATTGCTACGGCTGTCGGACAGACCGTGACCGAAGCCACTGACAATCCTCTGTTGGGCATGGCTGCTGGTGTGAGCACTGGCATGGCCTCTGGAGTGCGTTCAACCAAGCGTGAGCCTGTACCTTCGGCTGAAAACCTGATGGCGCGATCCAAGGCAAATTACGAGATTCTTGACAAGTCCAGTCTTCAGTTCAACAAGGGTGAATTTAACCAGCGGATGAGCTTTTTGCCAGCCCACTTGGAGGCCACGGAAGGCTATGTGTCTGGGGTGTACCCGAAGGTGGATGCCGCTCTTGGACGACTGCAAGCCGATAGACCAAAAAATGTTGCCGAGGTGACAGCACTTCGCAAAATCATTGGAAATGCTGCCAGCAGCGCAGACGCCTCTGAACGCAGAATGGGTCGGATTCTTCTTGACGATTTTGACAACTATATTTTAAATGCGCCATCAAGTGCAATTGTCAGCGGCGACAAGGCGGCACTTGACGCTTGGAAAGCCGCTCGTGCAGACTACAGCAAGGTCAAGAAGGCTGAATTGATTGAGGACATTGTTCTTCGTGCTGAAGTGTCCCAAGGTGGCAAAGAAGCGTCGATTGCACAGGGTTTGTCGGCTCTTGCCAAGAACGAGAAAAAGATGAGGTTCTTTACACCCGACGAGCAAGAGGCCATTCGTAATGCGGCCAAGGGTGGCACGTTGCAGTCCATGCTTCGCACCGTTGGCAAGTTTACCCCAATGACCCCGGCTGCTGCCATCTTTACGGCTGTCAGCCCGTTTGGCGCATACACCGCTGGTGCTGGTATGGCTGCTCGGGAATTGGCGACTAAACGCCGTGTGCAACAACTTGATCAACTGGCCGCACAGATGCGACTTGGTACAGTGCCAAAAATAACCGAGGGGCCGTTTGTCAACGAGCCTGTGTTCTTTAGTCGCAGTGCCCAGAACATGCTTGGCCCCGTGCAACAAAATCAAAATGCTTTAGCCCGATAAACATGGACTACCAGACCCTTTTCAACATCGCCGTTGCTGTTAGTGGGTTCTTGGGCGGCTGGACGCTCAACCGCATCTACCAAGCCATTGACCGCCTCGACAGCGACATGCGCCAGATGCCCATGAGCTACGTTGCCCGTGACGACTACCGGACCGACTTGAAAGACATACGCGACATGCTCGGCAAAATCTTCGACAAGCTCGACGGCAAGGTGGACAAATGATTGACCCTACTAAAGTCATCGGCGCGGTTGCCGCCAGCGTTGCGGCGCTGGGTGGCAGCTACACCCTGGCCGACAAGTTCGGTTGGTTCGACCGCGCCATCATCGAGTGGTCGCCTGAGAACTTCAAGATCACGGCAGAGGCTGGCAAGCCGATCAACGTCACCGTTGCGCGGATCAAGAAGCGCGACGATTGCTCTGTTGAGAGCTTTACGCCCAGCATTCGAGATGCCGCAGGGATGGTCCATGCAGCAACCACAACTGCTAGTAAATTCAGCGGCCCAGCAGGGCCAGAGATTGACACCTTCACGTACCAATTGACGATGGTGCAGAAAGAAAAGATTGCTGATGGCAAGGCCACCCTGCTTGCAACGATCAAGTACAAGTGCCCGGAGGGTGAGCGAGTTGTGCAGTACCCGCGCCACCCCAACCTAAGTTTTGACTTGAAAGGGTAATCATGCTCGGACTTGACGCGCTTCTCTCGGTCGGTGGCAAGCTCATCGACAAGCTCATCCCCGACCCAGAGGCCAAGGCCAAGGCCCAGCTTGATCTGGCTAGGATGGCCCAGGACGGCGAGTTGGCGAAGATGGCTAACGACACCAAGTTGGTCGAGTTGATGAACGCCAACACCGACAGCGCCCGCGACATGAACGCCAAGGTGCAAGAGTCGTCAAACGCATCCTGGCTTGCCAAGAACACCGCGTATGCGCTCGATGTGGGCATCGTGTCGGCCACCATCTTCTTGGCTTGGTTTGCCTTCATCAAGGGTGTGCCAGACGCCAACAAGGAATTGGTCTACATGTCTCTTGGCTCCCTTATCACCATGAGTGGCACCATCTTGAATTTTCACCGTGGCAGTTCACAAGGCTCCAAGGACAAGGGCGCTGATCTTCAAAGACTCAAGGACGACAAATGAGACACAACTGGGACGAAGCGCTCCTGCACATCCTCAAGTACGAGGGTGGCTACGTCAACCATCCGTCTGACCCAGGCGGCATGACCAATCTAGGAGTGACCAAACGTGTCTGGGAAGAATGGACTGGCAAGCCTGCCACTGAGGCCGACATGCGTGCGCTCACACCTGAGATGGTTGGCCCTCTCTACAAGACGCGCTACTGGAACGCTGTCAAAGGCGACGATCTTCCTTCTGGGGTTGATCTGTGCGTGTTCGATGCTGCTGTCAATGCTGGCGTTGGTCGTGCTAGTAAATTTCTTCAGCAAGCTGTTGGAGTGAACGCCGATGGGCAGATCGGCCCCAAGACGATTGCGGCCGTCACAGCCAAGCCAGCCGACGATGTGATCGAGGAGTTCTGCGCTCTGCGCGAGGCTCACTACAAGAGCCTGTCCACTTTTGCCACGTTTGGCAAAGGCTGGATGCGTAGGCTGGGCTCGGTAGAGGCCGAGTCCAAGACTCTAACGGCGTAGGGACTTACGACTCCTCCCTTGTAGGACGCGGGCAGTTCTCTGGCGGCACAACCACACACCAGACTGCGCTGTACTGTCCGCGTGTAGGACCGGACCACCTGTCGATGTAAGCGTCCTGCATAGTCGCAAGGATGCGACTCAGGGAGTCAGCTTCCACTTTTGTGAGTTCCGTAATCTGCCTGACCGTCAGACCGTCCTCGCTGGCACGCAGCACCTTGCGAACAAGATCGTGCTTAGACTTCATGCTTGCGACCTTGCTCGAATTGTGGCAGCGCAATCTATTGCCACGCCCAAAATTACGTTGGATGGCTTATTGGCTATGTTGATGCACACCAATGCACACGCTTCTCTTTCGGCCAGCACAGCCTCATTGATGCGCTTTAGCCAAAGCTCGGCCTTGTCGAAGCCAATCTCACGCTCAAGTTCTTCAAGCAAGTCTTCGGTCGTGTCACCGTGGCCGGTGGCGTAGCCTTTCGCTATCATCCATGCAGCCAGCTTGTTGCGCTCGTCAGCAGCAACAAGGGCGGCGAAGCGTCTCAGTGACCCGTTGTCCCCATCAAAGCCTACAAACCCAGCCTCACGGGCAATGCGGGTGATGTCGTCGCGGGTCATGTGTTCTTCTCCACAATGTCGTAGAACCAGTCGTCGCCAGCAGACCACTTGCGCGTACCATCAACAGTCCAAAAGGCTTTGGCTGCTTGGAAGTCAGGGAACTTGACCTCTGCGGGGATCAGCGATTGGTCGTACCAAAGGCAGCGGTTGTTGGGCTGCGTGGCGAACTGGCCGTTCTCCAACCGGATGAAGTTGAACGACTTGTGCTCCTCGGCCTGCTCGGTGAAACCCGTATCAAGGTCTTGGCCGTCAGCGCAGAAGTCCACGGTGAACAGGTAGCGCCCGTGGTTCCACTGCTTGTCCTTGCCCAAGAACTTGACGCCCAGGTTACGCAGGCCAATCTTCTCGCACACGGTAAAGCGATAGCCCATGCAGTCCCACAGTTGCAGCGTGTCAATGGGCAAGTCGCCGTGGCCTTCTTTCCAGACGTAGGCGCTGATCGGCAGCTTGTCGTACAGCGCCCCGTAGTTGGGCAGCAGCGACTCGATGCGAAACACCTGGCCGCGCAGCGCCTTAATGCTCACCCAGATGGCGGGCTCTAACTCGCCGTGCCCCTTGGTGAAGTTGTACAGGTACTCCCGGCGCACGAAGCACTTCAGGGGCGGCAGGCTTGCAATGATGTAGCTCATACGCCTCCCGTAATGTTGTGCAGATAGACCGTCAGTCGCCTGATCTGCGCCTCCCTGTACTTGCACATTGCCTCGGCATATTCACGCGCTGTCTGGGCCTCCAGCAGCCTGCGCTTGCTGCTCTCAAGCTCACGCAGTGCCAGTGACTCGGCACTCGGTGTCGCAAACAGCTTCTTCAATTGGTTGATCATTACGGTTACTCCTTTGGTTGGTGTGACACATCGTACCACGACTCACGCGCCCTTTGTCAAGCGGTATTGTTTGACTGCGTTGCGAAGCCCTGCCTGCGTTGTAGCCTTGTCGTCAAGCGACAGTGCTTGCGCCTGATCCAGCGTGTCTTGCATCAGGATGCGGTGGCAGATCACAGGCACTCCCTGGCCCTGACGGCGCACTCGTGCGTTGAACTGCTCGTACAGGTCCAGCGACCAGTTCAGCCCGTACCAGACGAGGATGTGGCCGTTGTCTTGCAGCCCGTCAATACCGTGACCCATGCTGGCCGGGTGGCCGATCATCAAGGCACAGTCACCGTTCTTCCAGCGGTACATGGCGTTGGTGAGGGACGCCTCGCTCTTACACTCGGTCAGGTTGATCGGGTCGAGGTGGGCGAACTTGTCCATGATGCGCTGGGCATCTGATCGGTAGGCGTAGGCGCACAGCACAGGACTGCCCTGGGCCTCGTCCAGAATGTCCTCCAGCGCCTCCAGCTTCAGGTCGTGCACAGGCTCCCACAAGGGCATCCCGGCCACCGGGTACATGGCCCCGTTGGAGAACTGGAGGCACTTGTTGGTCAGGGCCGCTTGGTTAAACGCCTCGATCTCCTTGCCGCTGTCGAGCACCATAAAGAACTCTTTCTCCAGCCGCTCGTACTTGGCCCGCAGGTCATCAGGCATTTCAATCTCGATGTTGTTGACCATGAGGTCAGGCAGCGGGTTGTAGTCCTCGGCCGACATCTCCAGCGTGATGTCCCCGATGAGCTTCTTGATCGTGTCCTCGGTGTCGTCGTAGGGCACCTCCTTGTACGGCCCCACCTTCTTGTAAAACCGGGTGCGGAACGCTGTCTTGCTGGTGCCCAGGCGCTCACCCCTGTCCACCACGAGGAACTGACCGTGGAGGTCTTTGTATCCGTTGCTGGCAGGGGTGCCGGTCAAGCCCGTGGTCCAGTCGAACTTGTCAGCGATCTTGCGGAACGCCTTGACCCGGTTGGTCGCGCTGTTCTTCATCTTGCTGATCTCGTCCCAGATGATGCCGTTGAACGGCAACGGGCGATCCTTCTTGACGAAGTAGGTCTGGAGCGTCTCGGCCAGCCAGCCCAAGTTCTCGTAGTTGATCAGGTACACATCAGAGGGCCGCAGCAGCGCCCTGGTGCGCTGGTCCTTGGTGCCCGTGACCATGCTGAACTTGAGGTGCTTGGTCTGCTCCCACTTCACAGCCTCCTGACGCCAGACAAGCCGGATGACGCGGATCGGAGCCACGATGATCACGCCTCGCAAGAAGCCCGTGCGAAGTAGATGCGCGAGGCTGGTCAGCGTGATGACCGTCTTGCCGAGCCCCATGTCGAGCCACAGCATCGAGTGGGGGTGGGTGCATTGGAAGTTGACAGCCTTTTGCTGGTAGCCGTGGAGCAGGTCAGGGGTTAGCATCGCCCACCCCGAACCTGTCAATCACCCATTTGCCCGTGGACACATCGTCCACCACAAACACGTTGACATTGTGACCCCGCAGGCGGTTGTGTTCACGGTCTTGGGCAGGCGTGGGTGTCATGCCCTCCCGCTTGAACTCAATGAAGAAGACCACACCATCGGGCCGGATGAACATGCGATCAGGCACTGCCATCCGGTTGGGGCTGGTGAACTTGTAGACCAGCAGCCCGCGCTCCTTGGCGTAGTCGCAGACCTTGGTCTCAATCTGTTTTTCGAGCATGTTCCACCACCAGTTTTCTGTATGCGTCAAGTGCAACGCGCAATTCTTCTTGCAGTGCGGCAATCTCATCTGACGCATCTTGTGCAAACTTGTTCAGGGTTTCGCGGTCCCACGTTTCAAAGCGGTTCATGCTTGTAGCTCTCCATGTGTAAAGCATCAACCGGGCCACCAACAAAATGCACCCGTTCGACAGGTGCGTCAACCGGCGTTGTGAAGATGTTGTCCTTGTAGCGCCAAGACCGCGTGGTGCGCTCGACGCTGTACCAAGGCAGGGCGTAGCCCGCCGCAAACACTTCAGCAGACTTGTCAAAGCGTTTCATAACCATGCCCAGTTCCTCTTGTTAATGTTTGCCTGCACAAACTTTGTTTTCTTGCCATCAGGTGAAACGTAATGTCCAGGCTTGCCAGACACCGGCCACCACAGTCCGTCATCGCGCACCTCATACCCCATCTCAATTGCTGTTCGATAGCTGTGCATATCGGGTACGCCCGGTGCCAGTGGTTTCACGCTAATCCCAGACATAGTTTCTCCACCTCCCTCACGTAATAGTCAAAATCCACAGGTGCTACGGCGTCCTTGATGTCGTTGCAGACCTGCACACCCCAGCCACTCTCGACGCCGATCTTGCGCCACTCACCGGGCTTCTTGGCAAGGGGCGGCATCCACTTGAACAGGGGCTTGCCGCCTTTGGCGATGTAGTAGCGCGAGGTGTTCTGTGCCCGACCATCGCCCCACTGAAGGTAACTCGACCTGGGCACCTTGGTGCGGAGCATGAAGTCCATGATGTCGGGCCACTGCTCCACGGTCTGCCTGATCGGCGCACCATCGACCAGCACCTTCTCGGCCACCTTGGCGATCACCAGCCCACCAGCGTTCTGGTGCCACTCCATGTCGTGCTCATACGCACCCTTGCGCTTGGTGCTGCCGTCATTGAAGACGCCGATGTAGTTGTTGACATCGCGCACCATCATGGCCTTGTAGACGGCTTCCTCAAGGTTCAGCCCGGTGCGCGACTGCCACGCTGCCGCTGCAACGTCCACCAGCCACTTGTTGGCCCTGGGCACCCGCACGGTCAGGCCATCGGTGTTCACTTGGATCAGGCGCAGCCCTGGGATGTGCATCAGCCCCTCGGCCAGCAGGCACAGCAGCAGTTGCCCGTTGAGCGTGATGCTCATGGTGAACAGCGGGTCGTAGAACACGCTGAACTGGTTGTTGCTGTCGCCGTACACACCGTTCAAGGCCAGCTTGAGCATGGCGCTCTCAGCCGACTTCTTGGGGTACGACTTGCGCTGCTCGAACAGGTTCTTGTAGATAACGCAGAACTGTTGCCCCAAGTGAGCCGGGTGGAACCCGTTCACGATAGCCAAATTCGGGTAGTACGAGGTGACATCAAGATCAACAATGATGTGATCATTGTCAGACTCAATGACCTCTGACTCGATGGAGCCGTGGATGCCGCCAAGGCCGAAGACAAACGTGAAGCCATTGACGACAGCGGCCAAGTCTGTGAAGACCCCCTTCGTCTCGGTGATGGTCTGAGCCTTGAGCCAGTCCAGCACCCGGCTGAACTCAGGGTCTTGGAAGCTGATCCAAGGCAGTATGGCGTCCTTGAGCGCGATGACTGGCCGCTTGGTCTGCCGAGGTGTGCGCCCCTTGCTGCCGAAGTCGTAGCAGGCAACACCGGCTTCTTCGAGCTTCATGGTGAAGAACTCCTTGCCAATCTTGGTGTCGTTGAAGTTCAGCCAGTCCTTGCCGGGGTACAACGTGCATAGTTTTTCGCGGAAATTAAGCATGTCGGTCGTGACCTGCATAAACTTCTTGGTCTGTGCAACATCGTGCGCGTTGTACTTCCTGAGCACGGGCACCTGGGCCTGCGTGAGCGTGGTGCCCACAGGGAACGGCAAGTCCTCAATGTTGTCCGAGCGCATGTTGAACTCCAGCACCTTGAGGCTCGTTGACCTTGCCCGGTTGTCGAAGTGGTGAATCTTGAACAAGTCAATCTGCTGCACGAAGCGGTCAGACAGGCTGACTTGGTGTGCCCATCTGCCGTCATCCTCGTCTTGCGAGTTGATGATCGCCATCGCTTTGTCGTACAGCGTGGCCGCAGTAGAAGTACCCATGCGGGTCAGCGTATGCAGGACGGGGTAGTCGAACCCCAAGTTATTGAACCCGACCATGCGGGCATCCGTATCCTTGAGATGCTGGAGAAACGCGACGATCTCACGGGAGTCGTTGCGCCAGTCGCTGATCTCAAAAGACCAGCGTATCGGTGCTTCTGAATGCTCCACCGCCAGCGTGAAGACGTTGGGGTAGGTTTCGATGTCGTACACATAGTCGTTACTCATTACGGTTACTCGGTAGGGTGGTGACTGGAAGATTGGTTACTTCCCTGTGAGCATTTCTACGTTGTTGGTCATTTCGCAGTTTTGTGTACCCCAACCGAAGTTGTGTGAGTCGTCACCGTACACCACGCCGACGCGGGCGTCGCCTACACTGGCTGTAATCCTGTTACTTTTTCCAACAACGTATCTCACCGTTTTGTTGCCGTCCAGATGCGTCTGGCCGAGTCACCGATTCTCAATTAATGGCTCATCATGAACGGCGGGAAGGGCATCGCAGGCGCAGCCACGGGAGCCGCAGCGCCGAACATGCCAGCAGGCGCACCGGCAACTTGACCAAACATGCTCGATGCATCCACAGCACCTTCACCGAACGCCTTGTCATCACCGGCAAACTGGACAGCAATCAGGTCGCAGCGGATGCCACGGCCATGCTTGTTGTCTTGCAGCCAGGGCTTGACAGCAGCGTTGATGCGGCAACCACCGTACATCTTGCGGGCAAGCTGCTGGTAAGCCATCGTATTGGTAGGATCAATGGGCTGGCCGTCAGCCTGGATCATCTGAGGTTGCGAGTCCTTGCCCGCCGTGATGAACACATGCCCAGCGTAGCCGTCATAGGGCTGAAAGGTCTTCTTGTTGACCTTCTCCTCGCCACGACCATAGCAGCGCGTCTTGCGGTCGCCTTGGATCATGCCCATGACTGTCTGGGCGTGCTCCTTCCACTTCTCCAGCGCCAGGGCACCGTACTTCTGCATGAACTGCGCGAAGCCAGGATGGTCCTGGGGCATGATGAACTCGCAGTTGTAGCTGACGCGCTCCTTGCCGGTTTGCTCGTTGATCTGTCGCTGTGGTTCAGCGAGGTGGGGGAAAGACAAACGGACATTTGACAGAAAAATGATGTCGGACATTACAGTTACTCCAGTTTAAGAAAGCCACGAGGGCAGGGACTCAACTGCGCTAAAAAGCGGCGCAGCATTCAACACGACAGCCGGACGGC